CAGCTCACGCTGCGCGCCGGCGTGCTGCCGATCGGTGAGCGGGATGATCAGCCGCAGGCAGTCGACCAGGGCGAGCAACTGGGCGTGGTTCTTGATGATTCGCTCGATGCGGATCTCCTTCAGCTCGCGCAGCGCCTGTTCGTGCACCTTCACCTGGGCGCGGAACGTTTCCAGCACCTTGCCTTCGGCCCGGGCGGCCATCAGCAGGAAGTGGCTGACGTCCATCGCACTCAGATGGTTGAGGTTGTCCGCCGCGGCGCGGCTGGCGGCAGTGACCTCGGGGCGCACGAAGTGCAGCTTGACGATACGGGTGAGGATCGCCTCGCTGGCCATCACGGTGGCGTTCTGGCTGATCACGATGGTGCCGCGGAATGGTGGCTCGTAGGTCTCGTTGCCGGCAGTCTTCACGCCGGTCACGCCCAGGGTGCCGCCGTTGAACAGCGGTTTCAGCTCGTCCCAGTCGTAGGCCTTGGCGGCGCCGCGGTCGTTGTCGCTGCGGTCCGCCTCGAGCAGTACCAGCGGCATGCCGGATACCTGCCCCATCCACCGGCGCAGGCCAGCCTTGGACATCTTCGAAGGGTCCTTGCCCTCCTCGTCCGGGCGGCCGAACAGCTTCCAGAGGAACATCAGCAGGGTCGACTTGCCGGCACCGGCCTCGCCCGTCACTTCCAGGAAGGGGAAGCTCTGGTACTCGTCGCGGATCTGCTCGGCGAACAGCGAGCCAAACCAGAACGCCAGCGCGACGATGCCCTGGGTGCCGAAACAGGTCCACAGCCATTCGAGCCACTCGGCGCGGTAGCCCTCGTCGGTACGGGCGATCTCCAGGCGGATCGACTTCTGCAGCGTCTTCAAACGCAGCTGCTTGAACTCGAAGTAATCCTCCTTGTTGGCCTGCTCGAGCACGCCACCGCGCACGGCCAGGTCGCCGAACACGTAGCAGCTGTGCTCCTTGCTGTAGCCGATGTAATCGATGGTCTTGACGGTTTTCAGGCCGTAGAGCTGGTCGCGCATGATGCGATCCAGCTGTGCGCCGGTACCGGTGAACACCGCGCCGGCCGCCATGCCCAGCAGGCGCTTCTTGAATTCGCTGGCCGCCGCCACCTGGCCGCCGGTGAAGGTGTTGCGCACCGTTGGCTCGTCATGGGGGAAGTCCACGCGGAAGTAGTACCAGGACTCGTCCGTCACCTCGTTGCGCTGGAAGTACAGCGCCTGCGGGTAGCAGTTGGCGATTTCCACCACAGCGCCGCACTGGCGCAGGGCCTTGTCGCGGCGCTGGCGGTCGTTCAGCAGCTGATCTTCCTGGCGCTCGGATTCCTCCAGGTGCTGCATGGCCTTGTTGAACTTCTCCAAGTCCATCTTGAACCAGTACAGGCGGTTCTCGAACGCGAAGTGGAATTCGTGGCGCTCGCGCCATTCGTACATCAGCGCGCCCTTCTCCGCCGCGCTTTCGGCCAGCAGCAGGCTGCCGTGGTAGCGCGCCTCGCGCAGGTCGCGCTCGATCTGCTCCTCGCGCTTGTCGTCGCCCTCGATAAAGGCCCAGCGCTGGTGTAGATCGTTCCAGTCCACCTTGCGGTCGCGCTGCGGGATCTGCGCCGCCCCGCAGGTAAAGCCCAACTCGCGGGCCATCTTCGCCCAGCGACGGGTGTAGCGATGCGCGCCCGGCTCGTTGTCCAGCGCCCAGACCAGACGCGGCAGCTTGCGGCCGGCCTCGGCGCGGGCCTTGACCAGCGCCTTGAGTGACTCGGCCGGGAAGGCGTTGCTGCTCATGGCCGACACGGCGTCGAGTTCGTGGTGCAGCAGCGCGATGGCGTCGAAGATGCCCTCGACGATCCACAGCTCATCGACCTCGAGCAGGTCCACGGTCGGCGGGCACCACCAGTAGCCTTTCATGCTCTGGCCGGGGGCGAAGCGTGCCTTCTGCTTGCCGAAGCGGTGCGGGCGGTCGATCAGCCGCTCCCAGTAGCCACCCTTCTCCAGGGTGAAGCGCACCGTGGCGCTGCCCTGGGCGAGTTCGCGGCTCCAGTAGTTCTCCTGGCTGTACCAGCCGCGGATCATGCCCAGGTCGAAGCCACGGGCGAACTGCAGGTAGGCATCAGCGCTGGCAGCCGGCGCCTGCTCGGTGCTCGGTGCGCGCTTGCTCCAGTCGTCGAACAGGTCGTCGAACAGCTCCTTCACGTGCCACTGCTCGCCGCACTTGCTCTCGCGGCCGCATTTGATGAACCAGGGCTGGTCGTAGCGCGAATACAGCTCCTTCTTGCCGCAGCTCGGGCAGGTGCCACCGCGCATGTAGTCGGTGCCGACGCGGCGCTTGAGGCCGAAGTCGCCCTCGAACCGGCGCAGCACCTCTTCGCGGATATGGCGGTCCATGTCTTTCATGAGCGCGCCCCCCAAACGAAGGCATGAATCTCGTCATTCACAGCTTCGAGCTGCGCCTCGGTGATCAGCGCGCTTTCCTGCAGGGCGCTGAGATAACCGGCCATGCGGATGCCCTCGTGCAGCCGCAGCTCGTAGCTGGGCGACAGAACCAGGCGCTGCAGGTGCAGCTTGAAGATGTGCCGCGCCGGATCGGCCGCCAGCGCCTCGCAGGCGAGCATCGGTTGAGTGCTCATGCCTTGGCTCCTTGGCGTGCTTTCACCAGCTCGCGCATGGTGCGGTTGAGGCCGGCGATGTGCGGGTGGTCGCGCAGGATCTTCGGTCCGCGTTCTCCCTGCGGAGTGAAGCGGTAGCGGTCGTCGTACCAGCAGGCAGCCATCAGCTGCTCATACTGGCTGGTCAGCCAGCGCAGATAGGCCTCGGCCTGGGCAGGCTTTAGCTGGATTTGGATGGAAACGTCTGTACTCATGGGGCCACCGTTCGGGCGCAACTTTCCCCTACCCGCGCAAAGGCGGGCATGGGCTTGGGTCAATTCAGGGGGTGATCAGTGAGTGGCTGCTGCAGCCAGCGGCGCCGCGGGCGGCTGCAGGCGCGCCGGCAGGTGACGCAGGGGGATTAATACCGCCTCGCCCGAAAAAAAATTCACCAGGGCAACGCGGGTCTCGTCCCGGGTGCCGTAGTCGATGCCGATCACCGGGCGCTTGAGGCATTCCAGTTCGCCCATGGCGAGGTGTACCAGGCGGTCAGCCATGAATGCCGGCACCTCCAGCGAGTTGACCAGGTAGCCGACGGCACGCTCGAACAGGTGGCCATCGTCAGTCAGGTGCTCGCCCTGGTGGCGCTGCAGAAAGGTCAGCGCGGCGCGCTGCATGCTCGCCCGGTATTCCTGGGCGTCGTTGATGGTCGAGACGTTCATGCGGTTGCTACCTCCGGTTCCATGTGGTCGAGCATGTCGAGCTGGTCGGTCTTCTCACGGCTGTCGCGCAGTGCCTGCATACGGCGCACCGAAGGCGCCACCGGCAGTACCACGCGCGGTGCGTCCAGCCCTGATGGGCTGAGCGCGTAGTCCCACGTGAGCGACCCGGTGTAGGTCGCGCCGCAGGCCATGTTCATGCACTGCGCGTACATGGTCTTGAACGTCGGCGTTTGCGCCTCGCTGTTGCGGATGCGCATGCGCTGGCCACAGGCCGGGCATAGGCATTTGTATCCGCCGTTATTGGCTACGCTCACGGGTTCCCCTCCCCAATACCCTGCCGTGCTTACGGCTGCTTGCTGTGCAGCACGATGACTGCGTTTATTTCCTCATGACGGGCAGCCATGTGGCGGTGGTGCGCGGCGAGGATGACCTTTCGCTCGTCCTCGTCGATGTAGCCGTTATCCAGTGCCTCGCAGAGGATCTGATCCACCGCGCCGCGCAGCACCGCGGTGCGCATCGAGCGTTCGTAGAGCGCCAGGTTGTCCAGGTCGCCCGGGTTGGCATCCGGTACGAACACGCCGCCGTACATTGCAGCGACATAGTCTGGAAAGTGGCTGGTGCCCGCCTGCTGCTCGAGCAGGTGAATCTGCTCGTCCGAGAGCGGCCGGCTACCGGCGTTCTCGTAGAGGTGGTTGTCGAACTTCTTGATGTCCAGGCCCAGGCGCGCCGCGGCGCACTCACGGCCGCCTGGGTAGGCGCAAACCACGGCACTCATCATCTGGCGGCGGGTTTCTAGGATCGGGCGCTTCATGTTCTGGTTTCTCGCTGGGCCAGGTGCCATTACTGTGAAATCACAGTGCCGATATCGCTGGCGCGGCGCCCGTACTGCTCGGGCACATCCGCCACGCCTTCCTTGATGCCCAGCAGCACGGCGGCGCGATGCGACTCGCCGCGGGTGCCCTTCTTCGCGCCGGAAAGCACCTGGTAGCAGGTGAACGGATCGAGGCTGTGCTCGCGGGCAAATTCCTGGACGGTCTTGCCCTGTTTGGCGAGCCATTCCTTCGCTTGTTTGGGGGTGCGTGTGGCTGGCATGATTCAAAACCATTCAAATGCGTTCAATGTGGCGACAGATTACCACTCAATTGAGTGGTGTCAACGGGAATTTCTATCCAAATGAGTGGTCTTGGCGAACGGCTGCGCGAAGAAAGGAAGCGACTGGGCCTCTCACAAGCGGATTTCGGTGCACTCGGCGGCGTGAAAGCGAACGCCCAGGGTAAATACGAAGCCGATGAGCGGAGCCCCGACGCGGCATATCTGTCAGGCCTGTCCGCAGCAGGCGTGGACGTGCTTTATCTGCTCACTGGCCAGCGCACGCCGGTGACGGCTGATGGCTTGGCCGAGGATGAGAGCGAGGTGCTGAACCACTACCGCTCGATGCCGGATGCCGACCGAGCTGCAGTGCGGCGTTTGACCACCGCATTGGCGGAGTCAGCCGGGCGGTACGAAACCAATAAATAGCGGCGAAATCACTCACCGCTTAGTGACCCAGGGAGGGGAAGCTGTGCTTCGATTCATCTACGTAGATGTAAAAGGCCACTCTAGTGAGCGGGTGCTGAACCATTGGACTGAGACGGCAGAGCACATTCAGGGGCGATGTGAGCAAGATCAGTTCCCTAGAACGTTTCGCAAGGACCGGATTCAGCAGTTTTTGGCAGGAGCCGAACTCCTGAACAAGGAGATCGCACCGCCACTACCCCGACCCGCACCCAAGCTTGAGCCCGGTGCACGGCCACAGATTCTTTTCACCGGTTTCAAGGCAGACCATCGCCAGCTACTGGAATCAACGGCAGATGAGCAAGGAATGCGCGTGATGAAGACCGCCGGGAAGTCGCTCACGTATCTCTGCATCGGGGCAAATGCCGGACCGACGAAGGTTGACAAAGCGCGGGAAGCGGGCGCGTTCATTCTCAATGAGCTTGAGCTGAAGGCGCTGTTCGAAACGGGCGAGCTACCCTGCTGACAAGGACTGATCCCATGCAAACAGACCAAACTCTCGACTATGCCTTCGGTGCTCGCCTGACCGAGGAGCGCGAACGGCTCGGCTTGGCAGTTCATGAGCTAGCGCATTCAGCCGGAATCACGGACTACAAACAAAAGCGCTTCGAGAACGGGTCGTCGGTGATACCGATCGACTACCTGCAAGCGCTGGCCGCTCACAGCGAGGCGGATGTGCTGTACATCATCACCGGCACTCGCAGCCACTGACATCACCCCACAAGGACGTACCCATGCGCAAGATCCTGCTCGGCCTGGTGCTGGCCAGCCCGCTCGCCCTCGCCGCCCCGCCCAAGCTGATCAGCGCCGAAGAGTTCGGCGCCGACTGGCCGTTCACCACCGAGGAAATGCACCTGCAGTGCCTGCCCGGCAATGCCGTGGTGGTGACCGATCCGGAAACGGGGCGGATGTATGCCGTGAACGGTGCGGCCAGTGGCAAAGCGCGGCAGCTTGGATTGGAATCTCTCGATGCTGTATGGCGGAAAAACCCGGCATTAGAAAACACTCGCATGCCTCTCGGCGCCATAATTGAGACCGGCTTGAAATATTGCAATTGAAATGGCGACTAACACCTCACTGCACGCCTTGAAATTCTACAAATACCTTCCTTTCAATGAGGGAAGCTTAAAAGTAATAACTGAAGGGACGCTAAAGTTTACCAGCCCTTTGGAGTTCAATGACCCTTTTGATTGTCAACCGTTCTTTTACGCAAAGTCCGTTGAAAGCTATACGAAGGCGGCGCTAAAGGGACTGCGAAAATCGGTGCCGAATCCGAATTTAAGCCCAGCCGACCGCGTAAGAGAGAGCGATCGGCTAGCTAGACGCGCGAAGCATAAGGTGAGCTCCGGCGGCTTTCATAAAGATTTACTTTCAACTGTGGGTATCGTTTCGCTAACAGTGGATCCACACAGTATTCTTATGTGGTCACATTATGCGGATCATCATCGTGGCTTTATCGTTGAACTAGCAATTGACACAACGCTCCCAAAATCAGAATGGGAACACATATTTCCACTTCCTGTGGAGTACAGCGAGAACAGACCATGTTTGGATTGGGGTAGCTTAGCTTTTGATCTAAAAGGATACTTCCTTACAAAAAGCGCAGATTGGAAATATGAAGCTGAGCACCGAATAATAACCACAACCCAAGGCCCCGGAATTCATCGCTACCCACGGGCTCATGTGCTTAGCTCAGTTATTGCCGGAGCTCGAATGGAAAAAAAGGCGCTCGGCATGCTGATCAGGGCGTGCACTCAAGCATCGGCGGAAACTAGCAAAAAGATTCCGGTCCACCGCGCCGCTTTAGATCCCCGTAAGTTTAAAGTCCGAATCCCCGGATTTACCTGAGCCATAGTTGGGCAGCCACCCACTCTATAAATTTGCCCGACAACTAACCGCGAGCGGGCTACTACAATTCGCTCGCCGTTAGTTTCTTAGGATGACTCGCCTTCTATGCCGATCAGAATGTCCCTCTGATGTTGACACCAATAACTACTTCCATGCTCGCAGCATGAGCTGCGTCATTTGATGACGTAGAGCTAAAAGTAAGCACAGGTAAATTCGAGATACCCTGAAGGCTAGGGGACGGCCAATCAATCTGGATTGAAGCCCCGGTTATATGCTTCTGCCAACCGCTTATAGTACTGGCAATATTAGGGTCAAGATCGGCACGACTCACTTCCAAGACGACTTCTTTGAGAAGGTCCGCCACGATTTGGCCAAGTGCCGCTGTGGCTAATTTCTCAAACCGTCGGGCTGCCTCTTCAGGACTGTCCGCCTCGGATAGGCCATTAGCAAAAGCCGTACGTAACATGTCGATATTTTGGGTAGAAAGCATCATAAGAGACCTCCGGTCCCGGTTACGCCTCAATCTGCGCTTCAAAGGTATAGCGCATAACAAACGCAACTACGGAGGACGTCCAATGGGAGGCGACAAACGGACACCACTGCTGAACTGGACGTGGCAAAGCCTTAGCTACAGAACCTCCTCTGACCGTTTCACGGTTCTAGGCTTCTTCACATAAAGCCTTCTCCTTCTGTCATTCGGTGATTGACCGCAGCGCGTGGCATTCGATCTACTGTATACCTATACAGCACTCCAGCATCACCATGATGAAACGCTACAAGCCCGCCGCGCATTACGAGGTGCACAAGCCTGGCCACCCTGGCCCGATCGGGCACGTGCGCCGCGGGATTCTGACGCTCCTCAGCGAGACGGACGGCTATACCGGCATCATCCACACGAGTGCTCCGGCACCAGGCGAGCGCCGCCCCTTCGGTGACCTGCCCTACATCACCAGGCGGTATGGGCCGCCGCTTGGGTGGCTGGAAGGGATGGAGATCGTGCTGGCTGACGGCGAGCGCTGGCGGCTGCGGCAGATCCCGCGTGTGCCTGAGGTGCCAGCCTGCCAGGATACCTACAGCGCCCTCCTGCTGTGCTGCGAGGTGCTCACCGAACAAGGGCAGCCGCGCGCATCCCGGATAGCCGCGTGCCTTCGCGCCGCACCGTATGACCCCTGCCCGGAATGCGAGGGGCGATTCGCCGATGTCGAGGACTGCCAGTGTTGTGGCGGCTACGGCTTCGTGCCGGAAGTCTGAACGCCTGTGCGAATTGTTGACGCGTTGGCAGAATGCCATTCCTCATATACTGTATGGCTATACAGTGTATTGCGTAGGGAGTTCGCGCATGTTGTCGAGTCAGAAGGAAGCCCGCCCGGTCGCCCAGGAGGTACCACAGTTGGTCGAGCCGGTGAGTGAAACCGAGCGGGCGCTGCTGCGCTGGTACCGGCAATGCACGCCGACGGACAGGGCGCACGTGATTCGCTTCGTATCGGTACTGGCCGAAACCCAGAAACACTGAAGGCGCCGAAAGGCGCCTTTTTCATGCCCGTGCTACATGCACATTGGCGCCTCGCCGTGCTCGCCCCACTCCTCGTCGATCAGCTCCCAGGCGGAGCGCTGCGACTCTGCCTGAGCAGGCTGTGGCTGGCTTACGCGTTCGCTTGCTGGATCCGCTTCCATTCCCGCTCCACGGCGCGCTGGGCGCTGCTCTTTTCGGCGTACAGGTGCAGCAACCGCTTGGGGCTGGTCTGGTCGCCTTCGGTGAGTTTCTTCTGCTCGCCGGTCTTCTCGTCCCGGTACCAGGCCAGCACGCCGGTGTAGTTGCCGGCCTCGGCCAGCTCGGCGATGTCGTCGGCGTCCGGCAGTTTGGATTCCAGCTCGAGCGAGGTGGTGTAGCTGTCCGGCGTGAAGCTGTGCCGCACGTTGGCGCCGAGCCAGACCACGGCGTCGATGTCGGCCTTTACGCCGATCAGGCTGTAGGTGAGTTCGGGGATCAGGTCCGGGCGGCCCTTTGCCAGGGTGTAGCTGAGCGTGGCCGTACCGCGCTGCAGGCGGGACCACTCGGCGCGGGCGGCGCGCAGGGCGGCTTCCTGGTCAGTGTAGGTGTGGCGCAGGTCCTTGAGGTTGTCGCCGCCGCCGGCGATGGCTTCCTTCTTCTCCGCGCTGTTCAGCTCGTAGTAGTAGGCGCGCACGCCGCTATAGCTGTCGCGGTCTGCCTGCAGGTAGCGGTGGCCGTCGCCATCGGCGCGGGTGAGCGTGATGTGCGGCAGCGTGGTGCCGCTGGCGGTGGTGCTCTTGCCGGCCGGCATGAACAGCAAGCGCCCGGCCTTGATGCTGGCGATGGCGTCGAACTGCTGGCCGAGGCGGCTGAGCAGGTTGGCGTCGGATTCGTTGGCCTGGTCCACCTGGGCGAGCTGGATGACCGACAGCGCGGCGCTGATCACCGGGCTCAACCCGTAGGCGGCGGCCACGGTCTGGACGATGGTGCCGAGGGTTTGCCCGCTCCAGCTGCGCTCCTTCTTCGCTTTGAGCCCCTCGCGCAGGTCCGCGCTGCGGGCGCGGATGTTGAGCACGTCCGGCGCGCCGCTGTGCTCGACCTCGTCCACCGTATATGACCCCTTGTCCACCAGACCAGTGTCGTGCCAGCCGAGCCAGAGGCGCACCACGGCGCCGCGTGGCGGTATGGCCAGCAGCCCGTCGTGGTCGCTGAGGCTGATGCTGAGCTGGTCGGCCTCCATGCCGCGGTTGTCGGTGAGTTCAATGCTGATGAGGCGCTGCTCGATGGCGCTGGTGATGTCCTGCCCGTTGACCACCACGCGGCAGATCGGCTGCGGATAGGCAGTGGCGTCGCGGTACTTGTCCGCGGCCTGCTGGGCGTAACCCTTGGCCTGGTCGAGCAGGCCTTTGCCCTGGGTGAGCAGTTCCTCGATCACAGCAGCCTCCGCAGGAGGTTGCCGCCGGCGGCGATGGCGCTCCCGAGCAGATCCACCCGGCCATCGTCGATGCGTTTGAGCGTGAGGGTGAACTCGATGCGGCGGGCCTGGCCGTCGCGGAAGAACAGCGTGCGCGTCTCGCTCAAGGATTCGATGATCCAGGTGCCGTAGATCTTTCCGGTGCCCTCCACCAGCGGCCACGCCTTGCCGGTGTCGGCCATGGTGCGCAGGGCGTCCAAGCTCAGCTGGCTGCCGGCCAGCGCGGGCAGCAGCACGCCCGGCAGGGTGATGCTGTCATCACCGCGCCCCAGGTACTGGCGCGCCGGGTTGGTGCCGATGCGGCTGGTGGAGCCGTGGCGCCATTCCGTCTGCCGCTGGAATTCCTGGTAGGCCAGGGTCTCCAGCGAAAAGACGAACATGCCGAGGGCCATCATCATGGTCTGCTACTCCTGGTAATCAGTCCTGGTCGAATAGGGATGAGCGGGCACGGGCGCCCTTCTCGCGCTCGAGGCGTTCCAGCTCGGCACGCACCATGCGCGCGATCGCGGCGGGGTCCATGCCGGCTGCGGCGTTGATGTTGACGTTGTAGGTGTTGCCACCGCCGGCCGCTGCCGACGCTGGTGCACGCGCCGCCAACGGTGGGCGCGAGTCGAGCGGAACATCGGCCGCCAAGGCCGCGGAACCACCCGCCTCCATGCCAGCCAGGGCGGCGAACGGGTTTCCGGCGCTGGCCAGTGCGCTGCCGCCGGCATCGGCAAGGCCCTGCCCGACGCCCTCCATTGCGGCGAACGGGTTGCCCTGCCCCTGCTCGAGGCCAACCGCCAGGCCGTCCATCGTGTGGCCACCCAGCTCAGCAAACACCCGCGACGGCGAGTGGATGCCGAGCAGGTTCTTGAAGGTGCCGATGACACTCTCGGCCATGCCCCCGATCGATGCGGTGAGGTTGGGGAACATGCTGGTGAAGCCGTTGATCAGGCCCTGCACCAGGTTGCCGCCGAACTCGCTGAACTTGCCCGGCAGCTCCACCCCGAACCAGCCCAGCACACCGGCGAAAGCGCGATAGAACAGGCCCAGCGGGCTGAAGTTGAGGATGGTGGCGGCGATGCCCCCAATGCCCCCGGCAAAGCCCTGCTTGATCTCGGCCCAAAGCCCGAGGAAGAACGGGGCGACGCGGCCCCAGTTGGCAATGAGCAGCGTGGCGCCTAGGACGAGCGCGCCGATCAGCACGCCCACCGGGTTGGCCATGGCGGCAGTCGCGACCAGGCGCAGCCCGGTAGCCACCAGCGGCAGCGCGGTCTTGCCCAGGTTGAACAGCGTGCCGGCCAGCCCAGCGCCCTTGATGCCGAACAGCGTCATGCCGTAGCGCAGCATGGCGAACGGGCCGAGGATGCTGGCGAACGCCAGCGTGAGCCCGCCCATGCCAGCCATGAGGATGCCGACGCCGGCGGCGGTCTTGACGATGTTGGCGGCCAGCTTTGGGTTCTCGGCGATCCAGCCCTTCACCCCGCCAATAATGCCGGTGATGGTCTGGGTGATCTCGCGCATGGGGCCGTTTTGCTGCTCCTGCAGCTGAATGCCGAGGTCCTCCCAGGCGCTACCCATGGCCGAGAGGTCGCCGCGCAGGTTGTCGGCCATGGTCTTGGCCGTGGCGCTGGCCTCGCCCTCGGTGTTCTTGAGGGTGCTGACGAACTCCTGCAGCGCACCGCTGCCGGCCTGCTTGACCAGCACCTGCAGGCCCGCGACCGCTTCTTCGCCGGCGATGCCCTTGAGCAGGCCGGCGCGGTCGGCGTCGCCCATGTTCTTGGTTTTCTCGTAGATCTCCTGCAGCACGGTGGGCATGTCGCGCAGGTTGCCCTGGGCATCGACGGCGCTGATGCCGAGCGTTTTCAGGGCGTCTGCCGCTGCTTTTGGCGGTGCGCTCAGACGGTTGAGGATGGCGCGCAGCGCGGTGCCGCCCATGCTGCCCTGGATACCGGCATCACCCAGCTTGCCGGCCATGGCGGCGACGGTCTCGATGTCCTGCCCGACGCTGGCGGCCACCGGCGCGGCGTACTTCATCGTTTCGCCGAGCATCTGCAGGTTGGTGTTGGAGCGGGTGAAGGTGCCGACCAGGATGTCACCCAGGCGCCCGGTTTCGCTCGCCTGCAGGTTGAAGCCGGTGAGGATGTTGGAGGCGATATCCGCCGTTTCCGCCAGGCCGCTGTCGCCGGCCTTGGCGAGGTCCAGCATGCCGGGCATGGCCGCCTGAATGGATTCGGCCTTGAAGCCGGCCATGGCGAGGAAGCCCTGGGCCTCGGCAGCCTGCCCCGCGGTGAATTGGGTGCTGGCACCGAGCTGGCGGGCCTGCTCGCGCAGCGCGGCCATCTCCTCGGACGCGCCATCGAGGCGGGTCAGCGCCTGCACCTTGCTCATGGCCGCGTCGAATTCCAGCCCGGGC